AATATCTAGGGGTTCCTGTAGAAGTTCGATCTGGCCAATATTCGTTCATATAACTAATATCGCGTTGTTCTAAAAAAGTCCTTGATGTTCCAGATGGTGAAAATATTTGCATGTGCCTTACGGTGCCAAGCGATGTTGGATCTGGAGACGCGCCACCCGGTAAAGATAAAAAAGCATTACTTGCTGTTAAATTTGCAGATTGATGTGATTTAAAAACATCTAAATCTACATCTCTAAATATTCTATTTTCAGCGTGCTGAATAAAATCGTTAACAATAGAGTCTGATAAAACACTACTACTAACCTCTGTGTAATCTCTTATTTGTGTTACTAGTTCTGAATATGTTGTTGTCATTATGATACGCTCACTGATACTATACCAATAGATGACACAACTAAAGGTTGTTTTTTACTTGTTGAAGGTTGCATAGAGTCTTCGTATTCAAAAAATCCTGCACCACCGACAAAAACAGTTATAGGTTCTAATCTATCTGGTCTACCATCTTTAACACTTTGTGCATCCGATGCGTGTCTTTGTCTTTCAAGCTGTGGATGTTTAGCTTCAAACTCAGATTTATGAACCATGGAACCATTCCATTCTTTAACCATTTCTTTGTAAGGAAACTCCATACCACTACGATCAGATATTGCTTTTGAATATTTACCAGAAGCATGTGCCATTAAATGTACCCTCTCTCTGGTGTAGCAAAGAAACTAGAACGTGGTCTATCTTCTTCCGAAGCACGTTGCCACTCTTCTTCGTATAATTGTTTTAATAAAGGTGTTCTCTCTGGTGCTTTTTTTACAGAAGTATAATAAGCTAAACCAGAAGTTAAGCATGGTAAAAATCTAGTTGGAACTTCTAACTGATCATTATAATCACCCGCGTCCTGTATTTTAGTTAAACCATAATATTTGAAAGTGTGTGCACCATCTGGTGTTGGATATAGATACAATGTAGGAGTAGATGCTCCTCTTTCCAAAAAGTATTGTACCGGTGTACCTTCACTAGATTTAGTAGAAATATTTAAATATTCAGCACGGCTTATTCTATCAACTTCAATGTCTGTTGTAGTATCTGATGTTTTAAATAAAACTGCTTCAAGTATATCAACTAAATCACTATCAAGTGTGTAACTTGTTGTGCTACCTGTTAGTGTTAATGTTCTAAGCTCAACAGTCCAAAGATTAATACCTCTGTTAGCCCATTCAGCTAACATAATATTAAGTGAACGTCTTGCGCTTTTTAAATCATAACCAGATCTAGAATTAATTCCACATCTTTCAAATGCTTCTTCAATGACTTGATCCACATCTAAATTAAAAGTGTTAGTTCCGGACGTTGCCATTACTTACCTACTTTTCTCATTGCCTTGTTATGAGCCTGCTTAAAAGTTTTACCTTTTTTCATGGTTTTCTTCATAGAAGACATGTGTTTTTTTGTATGATGTTTAGAATGCTTTTTTAAAGCTTTCTTTCCAGCTTTTGATATTTGTTGTGGCATCGAAGACCTCGATATCATTTTTAATTATAGTATGCTACTACAAAGTCACAATTTGTCACATCGACAAAAGCAGCCGTTTCAAATCTTACGCCATCTCCCTCAAAACTCATTACTAGAGGTTCATTCGCTGCAGTACCCCATTTTAAATGAATTTTAATATCACCAGCCGCGGAAGTATTATCATAAATTTTTACTTCACCGTCTGCCGCACTTGATTGACATTGAATAGATTTTATTCTTATTGAACCAAGATTTGTAGCGCTTTCACCCACAAAGCCTTGCAGTCTACCATCTGATGTTAGTGCAACACTTGCTTTTACATTAGTCATATTATCTCCTAATTAATAATGTGGAGCGTTAGCTCCACATTTAATTTATTATGCTTCTTTAGCAAATGTACCTCTAACTTGAGTAACTTGCCATGCTACTACTCCATCAAGCGATGAAATAACAACATAGTCCCCTTGTTTAGAAGTTGCTTTTGTGTTGATTAAGTCTTTATCATCAGTAGAAGAACCCGCATAAGTGATTCCGTCTGAAGCGTTTGGACTAATTGTTAAAGTGTTTTGACCGTCTGGTGCTGTATTTACAAATTTAAAAGAATATCCTACAGCAATAGCTGGTAGTGTAAATACTACTCCATCAGTTCCACTTAAAAGAGTTTTTCCAGAATCTGCTGTTGTTACAGTGTAATTTGAAGATTTAGTTTCAATATTTACACCGTCTTTTCCTTCTAGTATTGGACCAGAAAAAGTTGTTGTACCCATTTTTACCTCGTAAGTAAAGTTATACCATCTCTACGAGCGTCTGCTAGGGCAGTCGGTATAACCAGTTATCCTAGTTTATAATGTGGGGGACTAAGCCCCCACAAGTTAAGAGTAATTATGCTCCCGGTGAACCAAAGATACCTCTAAAGTCAGAGAACCCGAATGAGTATCTTTCTCTAGATTTGTATCTAACGTTTCCAGTTTCAAAATCGCCTTCCATCTTAGTGGAAATTGGCGCTCTTTGGAAGTGTTTTAATCCGTTTGGTGCATCAGTTTTAATGAAAAATGCATCTGTATCAGTTAAGTAGTTATTTACTACATAACCTTGAGGAATCATCCCCATGCTACCGATAGCATTGATATCATTATCAGCAGTACCAACTCTTTGACCAGATTTCATCAATCTTTCAGCAGTGAACTGAAGATTTACTGGAATGATTAACTTTTGACCATTTAGAGCGATTTTTAATCCTCTATCGTCAGTTAATCCAGCAATGTCAATCAGTGCTTGCTCTAAAGATGTTTCATTTAGGTCAGCAGATGTTGCTAGTTCGTTTGAAATGCTACCGCCAGTTGATGGGTGAGCAGTAGAACATAATTCTACGCCGTCTCCACCAGTGAAAGATGAATCAAACGCATTGTTTAATACGTTCGCACCTTTTACTTGTTTAGCGTTAGCCATTGAACGAGCTAGTGCTTTTGTGTAACGAGAACTGATTGTGTCGTAAAGGTTATCCTCTACTGCTTCTTCAGTAATCGCAAAAGCAAGTGCTATAGTTTCGTGAGTGTATCTCGCAGTGAAAGACTCAGTAGCATCGTCGTAATTTACGCCTGTGCCTTCTGGTTTTACTTGCGCTGTACCGAAACCGGATAGCATTACTTCTTCTTCGAATGCACGATCAGAAGTTTCTGTATCGAAAATCTGTTCATGCTGGTTTTCGTATCTGGCATATTCCAAACCGAACAAAGCGTTTAGGCCCGGTTCAAGCTCTTTTACCAGTTGTGATCTAGAAATTGGCATTAAACCCTCCTATTATATTGCAGTGGTCAGTAACCAAGTATGCTCACCAACGTTAGGTACTACATATGCGTTAGCATTTGCAGAACTTGTATCGCTGTTGTTTGGATCCTTGGAGATACCAACTTGTTTAAATTGTCCAGAAGTTGTGCTGGTAGAAGTATCTAACTCTTGTGAAGATCTTCCAGAAAGAGTGCTTCCACCCGTTCCTACTAAATCAAAACCACTAAAGTTCATAGCTGCTGTGCCAGTACCATCATGTTGGACTTCAAAGACGATTCTTGGATCGTCGTATATGTAAGCCACTATATCAGAAGCATTTGTGCTTGCTGGATAATAGTTACTAAAAGTTGGCTTACTTGTAGTTGGGTCTGTATAGAAACATCCGCCGAAAATGCCTAAAACTACATCGCCCGCGTCAGCAGATTCAATTCCTCCTGCTGCAACAGCTTTCACTGCTTGACCATGATAGATCGCAGTGCCATAGTTCGCCGCAATTGCGTATTCGTTTGTTCTAATAAGACCGCCTGTAAGATGCCTTACGGGTCTAAACCCGAATGCTGCGTCTTTATTTGCCATCGTTATATCCTTTTTTTAAAGGGTTAAGTTTTTTTAGTTCGATGGACAAAAGAGCTAGAAAATTAGTTCTTTTTGTTGCCACCGAAGGTTACACGAGATTGCCTATCTGGTTTAGAGACCGGCATACTGGGGTGTTGTTCCTTTAGTAAATCATTTGCGACTGCTTCTTCTTTATCCAGAACTTGCTGTTTAAAGTAAGCCATTCGCTCTTCCACGATTTCTACCGGAATTTTAGCCAGTAATAAACCACCAACGCCTATAACACCTTGGTATTTCCCTTCCTGTATTGTCGGATACTGACCGTCGTCGGAATCGGCTCTTACGAGTTCAAAACCTTCTCTTAATCGAGCATTCAAATTTTTATTATCTGATTGCCCTAAAGTTTCAGCGCGTATCCACCTATATTTGTACCCATCGGGTGCAGGAGGTGCGTCTAGGGATGACGGGGGTGCCCATGGTTTCCTACGAGTCGTTTTCTCGCGGGATAAGGCAGCGCGTGGAGTCTTATTTTCATCAATTTTATTCATATGCCTACTCCTTCACGTATTTCGCATATTCTTCAAGTGGCACACCTAATTTTTTAGCAATCGCTACTTGTGATGGTGTGAGCCTCACTGTTTTGCGTCCAGTTCGTGTGGTCCTGTTAGCAGAAGCAACTGTTTGGACGGGTTGTTTGCTTCCTTGGACTTCTCCCCCATCGTTAAACTTCTGGGGAAACTCTTGTCTGAGCCTTCTGTCAATCTCTTCGTAGTATTCATCAGAAGATGGATTAAATCCTTCTTCCTCCACAAGCTTTTTGTGGATACCAAACGAAGCATATGTCATGGCTTCATCTTTTCCAAACCACTCGTTCTTCTCGGCCCAAGCTTCTGCTTTAGGGTCCGGTTGAGCCGGTGGCTGTTGTTGTACATTACTTTGTACAGGTTGTTGTATAGTCTGTCCAGCGTTTTCTTGAGATTTTTCGTATAATTTTCTTTGCTCTTCCGTAGCATTTATACGCTCTTGCTCAATAGCTAGCTTCGCTAACGCTTGATTTGCTGCTACTTGTGCATCAACATCACCTTTTGCAACTGCTGCTTTTAAAGCTATTTTAGCTGTTTCTAGTTCTGATTTTACACGACCAGCAAACTCATTAACATAACCATCATCTAGTTTTGTAAACTTTGTTTGTAAATCATCACGTTCTTTTTTTATTTGTTCAGCAAAACTAAGAGCTTCTTTTTCTCTTCTCTCTGCCTCACGAATTTTGTATGTTAGTCTGTCAATACGTTTTTTGACACCGTCACTATACTCTTCGCGTTCATCTTTTTCTTTAACCGGTTCTGCTTTTACTTCAACTTCCGGTTCTGCTTTTACTTCTTCTTGTTTTGCATCTTTGAGTTCAACATCAACAGAATTTCCAGACGTATCTAGATCAACCATTATGTTGTCCTCTTTCAATGCTTCTTGTGCTTCGGGCATGGGTTCCTCTCCATGTTAATGTGTTACTGGCGATAAGATACTTTCGGGGTCTTCTACAACTCCAAGAATTTCATCATCATTTAGTAAGCGTAGTTCGCCGCCTTCAATGTTAAGACGTGAACCTGCGTATTTGGCAAATATTACCCAATCGTTTTTCTTGCACCATGCACCATTTGGAAAACGACTTTCATCGTTATATGCATCTGGTCCTACCTTTAGTACAAGTCCAACATTAGCTGCAATTTGTGTTTCTTGTACTGTTTTATCAGACAAGATAATACCACCTTTGGTTTTGCCTTTACCTCTATGAGGTAAAATTAAAATCCTCCAACCTGTTGGTTCTGGTAGTTTAGATTCTTCTTTTTTCTTTTTTTCTTTTTTTACTTGTTTAGCACGCGCTTCTGCAACGTGTGTTGGTAAAATTAAGTTAGTCATTTTGCTCCTGTTTCTTTAGCAGGTCCGAGAGTTCCTGTTCGATATAGTTTAAAGTATCAAGTTGACCTAAATGATTTTGATAATCATTCCAATCTTTTACTTGATTGTTGATAATTATCTCAGTTAGTTGGGTTTGTCTAGTCCTAATTACTCTATATAGCTTTTCAGCTAAATAAATTGCATCCATAAGTTATTTTTTCTTAAATAAACCTACAGCTCCTTTCGCGCCCTTAATGCCGAAACTTGCTGAGCAGGCAATATATAATAGATGTTTATAATAATCTGGGAGAGATTGCAAGGCAATAAAACCTTTCTCAATATGCTCTGTCATTCCGGGAAAGAAGACTAGTGTCGCTGGAGCGAGAAGACAAATTAAAATTAGTTCGTCTTTCCAACTTCCCTTCATTTGATCTACTGCTGATTGTTCCCATGCTACTTTGCCGGCAATTTGATCTTGTTTCAATTTAGTAGCTGCGCGAACTTCCGTAACTTTTAATTCTGCTTTTGCCTTTTTAGTTTCAACGAAACCTTTGACGCCGTCAGCGACGACGCCAAGTAAAGGTTTAGCTAAGAGTTGCCAGACCATGGTCTAGGCTCCTCCTCCTAATTGACTTAGAATGATGAGTACAATAACTGCTACGATACCCGCCTTTATCCAGTCCTTCATTTTCCAATCGGACCATTCTTTTAAATGTGCCCATAAGTCTTTCAGTAAATTCATTTTACCTCCTAATGTTCGGTCAAGTCAAAGTCCGGATCGAACTCGACAACCTTTATTGGATCTAAAACTTCCTCAAGTTTTTGTAATGCATCTTTTACATCATGTTCACAATTTAAGCAACCACAATGACATTTACCGCCATTACCATGGTGACATTCATGTTCACAATGTCTACAAAGAGCCATTAATGGATTGTCGCCTTTTCATATTCGTGATTCTCTAAATCTTGTGCAAATGCATAAAACATTTCTGAGGTTTGTTCTGGCCCCAATATATCTAGATAAATTGTCTTAGCTACAACTAACAATGATGCACTTAGTGCCATTGGGTCTTGTGGATGTTGATCCGCAAAAGCAAACACTTCATCTAAAATCTTTTTACTTTTTTCTTTTTTTAACAGTTTTTTTCCTTTTTTTAGCAATGTAGCCCCCATCCTTTGCATATGTAGATATTTTAGCACTTCCAAGAGCTTTTCTCATTTGAGAAGTATCACCTACTTTAGTACCAAACTTTTTCTTATATTTTTTAGCTAATAATTTAGCTATTCTAGGATCTAGCGCCATCTTTTTGCCTCCTTTGACCTGCTAAAGTTACTTCTGCTCTAAGATCTGCTTGATCTTCTTGACTTTGTAGCTTTTCTTTGTCCATTTCATCCTTTTGTGCAAGTTTTTGACCTTCAAAGTTAAGTTTTTCTACGTCTAACTCAAGTTTTTTATCAGCATTTTCTTTATTTTGCTGTATTTCTTGTGCACGAAGCATTAATTCTTGTTGTTTTAGGTCAATAAGTGGATCAGAATCTTTTTTACCAAGGTATTCTTGCTCTTCCGCCACTAATTCTTCTGTCATTTGTACAATTCTCTCTGCAATCTCGTTCTCATTTTGTTGTTGAAACTGTTGCATAAGTTGTGGTGGTACTTGTCCACCAAATTGTGCTGCTTGTTCTTGCATCGCTTCAGCATTTTTCGCTGTTATTTCTTCTCTAGCCATCATTGAAATGTGTTCAGAGATGTGAGCTTGTAAAACACCCATTGCAGGTGGATTATTTGCTACTAAAAACGAACTCATAAAAGCTTGGTGTGCATTTATATGCGCTGCATGGTTCTGGCCTTGAAATGCTTGTAGCTTCATCATCTGTAATGACTTAGCATTTTCCATTCCGGGATCTTCTGGTTGTGGTTGTTGAGGAGGAGGAAGTAACATGTCAATATCTCTAACACCAAGTGCTTCATACATACGTCTGTATGCTTCATGCATGTTATGCATTTGCGGATTTGATGTAGCCATTTGCATTTGTGTTTGCGCTAAAGTAACGCGCTGAGCCATAGAGAAAATATTCGGATCAGAAACAGGTAGTATGTCAACCCGTTCATCAAAATCTTGTTGTTTAACAACACGATTGCCACCACGAACAGCATAAGGGTACTCAGCCGGTAAACTTTCTGCAAAGACTCTTGATAGTAATTTAAATTCAACTTTTTGTGCGTAATGTAATCGTTTATGAATAGCGTTCATCACTTTCGTGCCGCGTTCCATAATTGCCATTGTTGTACCTACAGGATTTGCTTGTGAGCCTTCGCCCATCTTGTTATCGGCAATAGACGCAAAACGTCTACCTGCATCAACAACAAACCCTAGTAAAGCAAAAAGAGTTTGACTTGGTTCTTTATAAGGAATCAACATCAAGGATTCGCGGATCGCGCCTCCCGGTGCATCTACATCCCGGAACTCTCCGGGTTGGAGCGGTTGATCATCGTCTCGAACTCGCAACCCTCTTGCCTTAAAACCGGCAGGGAGATTGGACAACGTACCTGCATCAATGAGTTGACGGAGTGCTGATGTAGCAGTTCTGGAGAGACCCCCGAGCATGTGGATAAGGCCAAAGCCATAAAAACCAAGACCGGGTAGAAACTTATAGTGAACAAAGTATTGTATCTTTTTTCGGAGAGGATCATCTTCTCTGTAGTTTCGGTATATGGCCAAAACTTGTCCCGATCCTTCGTCAACAGTAACAACATAAGGCAATTTAATACCAGTAGGTTCTCCTGTTTGCGAGTCTTTATCTTCGAAACCGGGTATGTCCAAATCGCAATGAAACTCTAAGAGTACTATGTCCTCTGCGTTTTGCGGCGCAGAAATCCCATCTAATTCATCGTACTTATCTTGTGCGTCGTTGTTATCAACTTGTGACATCATCACATCAACATCACGGTACATACCGCTTACTTGTTTCTTACGTAACTCATTGCCCATTGTTTTAATAACATGTGTAATGCGCTCACAAGATTCCATGTCTGTTGATACATAAGGCATCACCACATCTTCTGCTGGTACAAATTTTGATACGGCTCTACCTCTTACACTTTCGTAGTAAACTTTTTTAAAGGCACTACCCGCTAGTGGTAAATGAAAAAGCATTTGATCAAGTTCTTGATCGTACTCTTCCATCTCATAACTAATTTGATAGTTCATGAACTCTTTCACACGTTGTGATTGCTGTTCAATCTCTGGTGTTATCTCGCCCACTATTTGTGTGCGGATAGGACCTTCGGGGGGAAGTAACTCTTTATAAGCTTGCGCTTGAAACTGTGTAACTGTCTCTGCTAGTAATGGGTGTGTAACACCGGTTGCACCAGCAAAGGGTTTTGATCTATCTTCGTATTTAAATCCTAGTAAGTCTAATCCGTCCGTATATGTTTTTAGCCAGTCTGCTCTTGCATCTTTATCATATTCATAATCAGCAATTAAACCACCAGCCAATGATTCTAATTCATCATCCGGTATAAGTTCTGCTAGGTTCGCGTTAAATGCTCCTTCTAGTGATGTATCTTCAACAGGGTTTACGATTGCTGAACCGTCCTCCAACATCATTGCATCACCTTCCATCATTGGTGCGGTGATTTCTTGAGCGGAATCTGGAGCTATCTCTAGATTAATCTCTTCGTTTACTTTTTCTATAGCCATTTATTTTCCCTTGCCAAAAGTTCTTTTATGCAATTGATCTATTGCTGTTGGACTCATCTTTCGTAAGTTTTCACTATCCTTTAAAGAAAGCGCTCCTTCTAATTCCATTATTTTTACTAAAGTATCCATCTTCATAACTGAATCACCAAGACTACCACCATTTGCCATGCCTACAGGTCTTGTTATATCATTAATGTTGATTATGCCACCTTTTGCTGCTTTTATTTCTTTTGACCCATCCATTGTACCTAGTGTTTGTTCTAACAAACTCATTGGTATAAAATCAACAGCGGTAGGGATACCATTTAATATCATCAAAGCACCTCTAGCAATTTTTTTAATTGTAGGGTTATCAGCAAAATCGCCAAATGCTTTTCTCATGTTATCAAGAAAGGTTTGTTCTTTTATTTCTTTTGGTGCATCCATTTTAACTGCGTCATTAAGAATTTCGTTGGCTGTTTTTAAATCAGTAATTCTTTCTGTTTTATTGAATGCTGTTGCAGGTAATTTGTTTCTTGATCTTAACAATTCTATTTGTAATGGTGATTGTCCTTTGTACGCGAGCCGTGGTTCATCAGCTTTTGTCACTATCTCATTAAACTCTGCTAGTGCTGTTCTATCTTTACCTACTCTATTTTTAAAATCTGCTTTTTGTTCTTTGGTAATAATATTTTTAGATTTTGCTAGATCAAATAACATTTGAGGCGTTAGCCCTTTAGCAAATGAAGGGACGTCAAGTAACTCCTTCATTTTAGCTCCCACTGCTCCTTGTGCCATTTTTGTATCTGCCATTTTATTTTTCCATCGCAATGGCGGCTTTCACCGCCATGCGACTAACCCAGTCAGAGGTGTGTGCGTTTTCGGCCGACTGGTAACTCATTATGTTTTTCTTGATGCTCCCCAACCTTTGGTTGTTAGCATTTTATTTTTATTCTTGTGGACAGATCCACCGCCCATATATCCTTTTACTTCTCCGCCTTTAGCATAGTTTCCTTTACCACCTTTACCGGGAATAACTACATCTCTTTTAGGTTTAATTTTAAGTTTAGGTTTAATAGGATTTTCTTGACTATATTCCTTTTCAGCAATTCTATAATCACTTTCCATTCTTTGTTTATCAGTTGTACTTTCATACCACTTTTTATATTCTTCCGGCGTCATCATATTCATTAGTAGTACTCCCTTGGTTCCGTGATCCGTGGTTCATCGTAGTAGTCATCGGGGAGTTTGACAAAGTTGCCTTGACGGTATCGCATGAGCGCTTGTGTTGTTGAGTCAACATAATCGTCATGGTCGCCAAAAGGAAAAGCTGCACACTCCTCTATAACGTCCTGTGCCCATCGTTCATCCGGACACCATACTTGGCCCGATTCAAACATAGGGGCTACTGAGTTTACCCGAACATGTTTATCGTTCCCTCGACTTGGTGTAAAGTTTACAACAGGTATACCTGCTGATCTTAACTCATCTGTCAACGGAAGTCCAGAAGCTTTTGCTTCTACAATAACTGTTTCCGGTTCCCAGTATTTATATTTATCCATAGCAATTTTTTTGAGCTCTGTAAACTCCCATCTTCCTTTTTCTGCATCTAAAAGTATTATTTGAGGGTTTCCCTTACTTGGGTGACTGAACACGCCCCATGTAGTAATCGCGCTATAGTCCGCTGTTTCTTTTTTACTGAACGCTGTATCATAACTTTGGATGACATGAATCAAGTCCGGTACTTCATCTTCTTCCCATATTTGCCACCACTCACGTTTCAATATAGAGCCCTCTTCGGCGGTAGGATTTTGCTGCCACTGGGCTTGCCACTTTTGTTCTGTTAAGGAAGCACGGGTCGCGGTCAATGAATCAATGTCCCAGTACTCTGGCCAAATAGGTTTATTACTTGGTAATATCGCCGGGAACTCAATAAGCTCCCACTGGTCTGCCTTGGGTTCTTTTGCTTGAGCGTCAATCAATCTGCCTGTCAAATCTTTCACGGACCACCGGGTCATAACAATAACGATAGCACCGCCCGGCTGTAGACGTTGTCTAGGTCCAGAGGTATACCATTCATACGCACTGTCAAAAGCTGTTTCGGATAGGGCGTCTTGCTCGGAGTGCGGGTCATCAATGATCAATAAGTCTGCACCACGGCCCGTGATACTTGAACCAACGCCCGCTGCAAAATACTCGCCGCCTTTGTTTGTTTCCCAACGGCCTGCCGCTTTACTGTCCGCGGATATCGAAACTTGGTCAAAGACTTGCTGGTAGACTTGACTGTCAATAAGGTTCTTCATCTTACGTCCAAACCTTACGGCAAGTTCTGTATTGTGTGTGGTTTGAATTATCTTGAGTGTAGGTTTATTGCCAACTAACCAAGATGGAAATAAGAAAGAAGCAAACTCTGACTTTGTATGTCTAGGTGGCATATTGACAATCAAACGCTTGATTTTACCATCCCGTATGTCCTCAAATTTTTTTGCAATTTTTTTGTGATGATAACCGGAGACAAAGTCTGGCCAAACATGTCTGACAAAAGGTATGAAGCCTTTTTCAGCAGCATCTAGCTTTTTTAAATGTTCTTGAATTAGTTGTTCTTGAAGTTGAACTTCAGTTTGAGAAACCATTATGAAAAATTTTATATAATATTTTTATGGGATAATCAATATTTTCATTCGTACAGATTTAGGGGTGTGGGTATGTCTGGATTAGTGTTACGCGCAACTATGTAGGAGTCCCATTATACTATTTAGGGGGGCCCCCGAAGGGGGTGCGACCTTTTGCCATACCATATGTAGTATGCACCAAGATCCTATCTACTAGATATAGTACCCCCCGAAGGGGGGCGAGTTATCCACAGCCACTAGATATGGTACACGGACCGCGAAGCGGGCCACAAGATGTAGTATGTCCAGACCAAAAAAAACACCCCCCGAAGGGGGTGCGACACTATGTCACATTGACTTAGTTTATATAGAGATCCTTATCTTGCCAATAAAATTTAGAAGAATCATAGTCATACTTATTTAAGACAAGAAGCAAATTAGATTTAGTAACTTGAATATATGCGCCATCTTCTTCGCTAATCATTACCCAAGCAAAAACCATGTCAGCTTTTTTAATCATTTGTTTCACGGTCATATTATCCTTTCTGTTTTTCATATCCTATCTTTATAGGATAATATAAGATGCGTAAACTATATAATTATCGTAACTTATAATTAACTGTGGATAACTTTATTTATACCAGACCTAGTACCCCCCGAAGGGGGGCTGCGACAATTGGTCACATTGACACAATATGTGGTACGTGGAACGCGGAGCGTGGCACAAGATGTAGTATGCCCCCGAAGGGGGCTGCGACGTTATGTCACATTGACACAAGATATAGATCCCCCGAAGGGGGTGCGACATATTGTCACATACTAGATGTAGTAGGTCAACGGATCATGGACATACCACCAGTAGTACCCCGAAGGGGTGCGACAATTTGTCACATTGACATTTTGATTGATCTATGATCGCGGTTATTTCTTCGCGGTTAAAAAATCTAATAATAGATGATATGATCGCGGTTCAAATTCTAAGGAACATGGATAATCAAAACCATTTTTTAAGAGTTCCCGCCCTTTGTCACCGTCGTATAGTTTTATGATCTTGCGTCGCGGTGCTTGGACAATATAAAAGTTATTAGGATTATTTGAAAAGTTCTTATAATTCCAAGATATTTGTAAGGGGCTAATATTAATTCTATTTTGTTTTATTATTGTTTTACACTCTAACCAGAAAGAAAAACCATTATAAACGCCGTATAAATCGGGTATTCCCCCGCCGTGTCTGTTTTCAATTCTTGACCAGAATACCTGTTTTAATTCTCTAAATATCTGTTTATAGAAAAGCGTTTCGGGTTTTGTAGACATAAAAAAACCCGCTAATTATAGCGGGCTTTTGTAGATTGTAAAAAGATTAATTAGAAGTTTTGTATTATTAATCTTTCAGTTCCAACGACGGGAATTATAGAAGTGTTGTTTTCTAAATCTTGAATAGTTTCAATAGAGTTATAATTTTCTATTATTTCTTGAAGGTTTTCATATTCTGAATATTCGCAAGCAAAAGCGACGGGATCAAAATTAAATTCTGTGCCTTGATCTTCTTCTAAGTCTACCAAATAATCATATAGACTTGAAAGCCCTTCAATAGAAAAATTATTCTTATATTGAGAATTTAGAAACCAATTTCTAAAATAATAAGTATCAATAGTATTTTTCATATTATTATTATCCTTTCTTAATATGTTTATATCAAAATATAGGATTTTCTCAAGCGTAAAAAAACCCCTGTTATAAGGTCACATTATAACAAGGGTTATTAATTAAACCGTGATAAACTTATTTTATACGGCTAGTTCTAAGGCTGTATTCATAGCATTAGTTTTAATATTACCTTTTCCATTAGTGAAAAAGTTATTTTTTAAACGGCTTGACACTTGATCAACACCGCCCCTTAAATGATCTTCATTATAAGTTACACAATTAAACGCTTTCCAATAAGTGTCTTTTCTTGCGTGATTGCCTGTATTTTGTAACTTAAAAGTTTTACCATTAGTTTCTATAGTATCGTGAAAAACCCCATAACATCTTTTAATATTGGTAATGTTTGAGCCTTCTAGATCATTCAATGAATTATATTCCATTGATGATTTTTGAAAGTCACCCAATAGTTTTGGATTATAAACAAGAATAAAATATTTCAATAAATCGCTTTCTTTTATCTGTTTATTGTCAAGGGTTTTTGCTTGTTCTGAATATTCTTGATTGCTTTTAAGAGCCGTATCAATTTTGGATTTTACCAAGTTTTCAAATTCAGTTGAAAATTCTATTCTATGGCTAATTCCTATTTTAAATTGGCTGTTATCTTTTAAAGCATTCATAAAAGTATTAGAACACCACACAGAAATATTAGTTGTCAAAATAGATGACTTGTCACGCCCTGTATGAAAGTTATTAAACATTATATAAGACTTTACAACATCATCGCCAATATTAAACTGACCGTTTGTTTTTGCTAAGAAAGTGACATATTTATCTCTATCGTAGCTAAAAGCATGTTCAAATTTGATACCTGTATTTCTAGCAACATGATCGCCAATTCTAGCGATCTGATCATTTTGCATAGGGTGATAGCTATCTGTTAAACCAGACACTAAAACTTCTTGATCATCTTTTACTAAAGAAAAAAACTTATCACTTTTTACTAATTCATTAGCAATAGTATTTCCACCTTTAGCAAATAATACGGGTTTCATTTCAACATTCCAATCTAAATTGGCATTGTTCATAAGTTGAGAACAATTTAAATTTTGATCAACAGCGTTAAATTGGTTAAGCCCTTTTCCTGTTAAATCTAAAAGGCTTGACCACTCATAATTTTTTACTTCTTTCATAAAATTACTTCTTTCTGTGACCATGAAAATATCTTTATAGGATTTTATAGGATAATGCAAGCGTTAAATTAATATAGCCCCGACGAATTCGGGGCTATTTTTACGATTGATATTAAAGGAAATAATTATTTTTAGCTTTCAACCGTAAAACCTTTTTTTGGTAAGTCGCCGTTATTTATAGCCGTTTGTATAACTAGTTCAGACATCAAGCACAAACCCCGAATAATCATTTTTAGCTTTACCTTTAGCAACCAAACCCGCTATAATATTGTGACCGTCTAAAAATCTAAGATCATTTTGATCTGCATTAATAACTTTGTAACCGTTAAATTTTCTAGGCAAATCTTTTCTAAATACTGCTGATATATTGCCACCTTTTTTTAGAATATCAAAAGCTTGTTTTTTATTATCTTCATTTAAACTATATGTAAGATGATAATTTCTAGGAAGTTGACCATTAACAAATTTTAACGCCCTTTTATAAATCTTTGTGTAGTCATACCATTGAATACTTTTATATTCCTCAATTAAACCTGTATTTTCCCATGATATATCGGAAGTTCCATTTAATCTGATACACGGTGTTAAATTTTTTGCTTTAGCTTTTACAATAAATGCGTCTATTTCTTTTCTTAATTGATCTAAAAAGGTTTTTCTTTCTTGTATATACCACCTAGTTTTATTGATACGACCTTGTTTAACACTATTAAAAGCACCATGACCCGCCGTATACAAACACGCCTTTTTGCAACCTTCACTAGCCATAGAACAAACATTAAAACCAGATTGAGTTGAAGGGGCTAAGTATAATATAGCCGTGATAAAACCGTATTTTTGACCTTTTACAGTTTTTGCGTTGTTATCGATATTAAGTAATTTTTTTGATTTTACGAATTCTAACATTTTTATTCTTTCTCTTTTTCATTTTACCTGTAATACCTTTGCCACGATCACTATAAACATTTTGCGTATAATAGTAATCGGGGCTTTTAGTATCTTTGCCAAATGGATAATTACTAATCATAAATATCCTATTAACATGGGAGTAAATAAAAAACAAATATTAATTACTAAAACTATTAAACAAAATTTCTTAACGGTCATAATTCCTCTAATATTTTTTCAATGCCATTAAAAAGGTCTTGACCTTTTTCTGTATTCATAGTTCCTTTGTTTTTGTCGTCGTCAATAAAAAATTTATCTCTTTCGAAACCGTTTAAATATTCCATAAAAAGAAAAAATATTTCGTCTGCTGTTTGAAATACAGCGTCGGGAGATAATTTACTCATTTGTTTACAACCTCGCTTATATCTTCAACTCTATCCCTAATACCTCTTAGACTATCATTGATATCTTGACGGTCTGAATATTTTCTTGAATATTGATCATCATCTAAATAATTATTTAATATTCTGATTGCGTGGGTTAAATGTAAATCTAAAATTTTAACATTATAACCTTTTGATTTTGAAAAATGAACGGTGTCAAATTCTAAAACGTCGTAAGGGATAGCCCTATCCTCAACTATTTTTTGTATCTCTAATAAATCTTTTAGTTTCATTGTTATCCTTTCTAATTTTGGTAAGTATCAGTTTTGCTGTGGAAACGGCTTAGTAGCCCAGTATTATTCAGCTTTCTTCCTGTATTTTTCTTCCTTCAACTGATACTTATTTATCCTATTATCATGGGAGAAGAATTTAGTCAAGTCTTTTTTTACTTCATCAAAACTAAACTTTTCTACTTTGATATTATTATCACGGTCACGGTATACTCTAGTTATAGTCATTTTATTAAACACCCATTTTCAAAAAAGTATTTTGCATTTTTATCAATGCTCTCTTTTATTGTTTTGTATTTATTCACGGTGTCTTTATCACAAGACCAACAAAGAGATATTTTATATAAATCATCAACAGGATAATCTAACAATTTTTTTAAAAAATTAATTAATGTTTTTTCATTTCGTAGACTTTCTTTTGGAAGGGAACAATCAAACCAATCTTGATCATGATTGTTAAAAGAGGCTATAACATTTAATTTTAAATCTTTTATTGTATTATTCATAATATTGCTCTTTCTTTTTTTCTCGTATACTTTGAGAATGGGTCGGGTGTATATCCGTTCATAACTTTCTCACGGTAAAATTGTCCTATCACAGAATTTTTTGATCTATGCAACATTTTCCCAACGGTTGCGTAAGAATGTTTTTTTAATAATTGTCTTGCTAATTCTGTTTCATTTTCTGTCCATTTTTTTCTTTTCATTCTATCCCTTTCTCTTGCGACATTATGTCACGTTGACAGTTATTTAGTACAGGACTTATCCGAATAACTCCGTCGCCTGTACAATTTGTCGACTTGCCGTTTTTATAGTAGTTGCAATACGACTACTCTTGTTGATAGACAAGATAAAGCTAGTCAAACGGATAAAACAGTCTATCTTTGTTTTTTCGAAAATCCCTGCTTTCTTTATCTACTTATCCCATTAAATAATATAAATTGACATGTCAATAACAAAATGATAAAAAATAAAAAAGAAAGGAAAACTATGAATAGATCAGAAGTAATTAATTCATATGTAGAAGAATTAGACTTATACAAAGAATATCGTCACGCTTACGATAAAGCAACAGAACTAGAATTTTTTGATAAGCAACAAGAAGCAGATTATTATTATGAATATGCACAACAATTAAAAAAGAAAATTGACAATGGAGAAACCATTCTTTACAAAGTTAATTTTTAGAAAGGAAGAAAATGAAAATTGAAGAGATAGATAAAAAGTTAAAAGATATTGAAAGTAAATATCACAATGGTCAAAATGCTACATCTGTTGATATAGCTGATTGGTGGTCTAAAGAAGATCAAAAAGAATATAAAAGATTATTAAAATTAAAAGAAAGGAAACCTATGAAGAAATTTAGAGTTACTGTTTGGGAAGAATGCACATGGGAAAAAATAATTGAAGCAGAAGATGAGGGGCAAGCAGAGGCAAAAGCCTATGAAGAAATATCAGAAACAGGTTATGATAATTGGGAAATAGGTAATCACGGTACAAATGATATTACAGATATAGAGGAGATAAAATGACACTAGAAGAATTATATTGGTGGAGAGTTGAGAGACTATGGACTATGTATAACAGCATTACAAACGATGAAGTTTATAAGTCTATGTGGGAAAGAAAATTAAAAGAATTATTACTGAGGGGGTTTCGTGGACAATGATTTTGAATTACCAGATTACTATAATACAAGTAAACCAAAAGAAGAAAAGCAAGATTTAGTTAAGAGAAAATGCTTTGCTTGTAATAAAGAAAAAGCTATGGGCAAGTTTGAGAGATATTGTAGTGATAGTTGCAGATCAAGAGCTACAAAGAATTATCAAGCACCAAACAGTATACGGTGGTAAAATGTTTGTTTTTATTTTTTTTAAAGTTTTTTTATGGTTAGCTATTTTAGTTATTCTGCTTCTTCTATCTCTTTGATCTCTTTGATCTCTACACCGATAGCTTCACCGTTGATAACATTATGATCTCTAATCTCTTTGAGTTTAGCTTCAAGTTCTGGTCTAGTCATGTTATCAAGTGAGGCTGTCACAACTTCTTTACGATCAATATAAAAACCCGCAAGTTGACCGCGACGATATTCGGCATTTATTGCAGGCCCCATTTGTCCATTAGTTACAGCGATATCACGCAACCGTGACAATTCTCTAGAGTGTTTTACAAAATCTAACTTACTAGCTTCTGCATATTCACGCTGTAGATTTTCTATAGCTTCTACAACTTTAGGGAAATACTTGGGATTTCTTAGATTACAAGCCTGTGTGACAGCAGATTTCTCTGAATAACCCGCCTGTCTTGCACATTCTGTCTGTGTAAGTCTTCCGTTTTCTTTGACAAATATTTCTACAAAGGCTCTTTGTTTAGGTGTTAGCTCACCATTTCTAGTCTTAGGCATTTTTTCATTTTAATACACTTTATCATTTCTGTATAGTATTATTTCATTCAATATTATAATATTAAATATTAAATTGCATTCAAAAAAGACATATGGTGAGAGTTACGTTTGGTTACGTATAGGTTACGTGGTCAAAGTAACGATATTATTGTTATATTTCAATGAATTATTGCTATGGTTACGTGGTTACGTCATATTTGTAAAAATAAAAATTATTTTTTTTTATTTTAAAATAAAATTACTATACAGAGTGAAAGTTATCCACAACTTTTAACATTTAATCTTATTTAGTTCTTTATTATCCCATGTATTAGTTTATTAATATAATTAAATGAGGATGTTGCAACATTCTCGGAGTATGGCTGAACAACTGT